TCACCCCTCGCCCCCGCGTACCATCCTTCGGGCCGCCTTCATCGGCAGGAACATCCGCCCGTCCGTCTCGTCGGGCGGGCAGCGAAACCCCTGGTTCCTGTACCATTCTCCCAGTCCACTCTTGGGGTCCACGACGACGAACTTCGCCCCTATGGAGTCCGCGAGCTCGACTGATCGTTCAATGGCGTCAGAGACGAGTGCCCGCCCGACCCCATTGCCCTGGCAGCCGACGTCGACGGCCAGACGACCGATGAGGATCGCGGGAAAGGACACCCTGCTCATCCCAGACCTGACGCTCTTCGGGACTGAGAAACTCTCGATCGACGTCATCGAGAGGCAAAAGAGGCCAACGAGCCTCCCGTCAGACACACACGCGTACACCTTGCACATATCGCTGACGTGCCAGCACTCCGCCTGACCGTGAACCCAGGAGTTCATCTCATCGTCCTGGCAGCAAAATCCGGCGAGGAGCTCCCCCGCCGAAGTGCCGAGTTGATCGAGCAGAATTGTCCCAACGCGCGACGTCAACGGGTCCGACGGCGTCTACACGATTGAGGACAGCCAGTCGAGGGTGGCGTCACTGACGCATATCCTCTGCGGACAGTCGAATCTGGGGACGTGATGAGCCGCGCGGACAGACTCGCCAGACGCCATGAGGTGCGAGTAGTACCTCTCCATGGTCTCGACGTCTATCTCGGGCGAGCATGTCGAGCTCGTCCCATCGAACGCGTCCATCCACGGCCTCTCGGAATGGGAGAGACGCTCAAGCTCCTCACCGTTCAGCCCCGAGTAGGATGCAAGGACGGCGTCGATAACTGAGGCCGCGCGGGCATCTACCGCCGATGCATCGCCCGGAACATCCCCGAAAGCGACATCGTAGCACTGGGCATGCTCCCTATAGACCCGGTAGACCACCGGCCCGTGCTCCCACGCCTGAACGGGGTCGCGAAACAGCCTCTCACCGCTCGTGGCGAGGCACCATGCCTGGCAGTAGTAGAGTAGCTTCTGGAGCTGGTATCCCGTCAGACGCCTCTTTTTTTGGAGTATGTAGGCCGCCACGTCCACTACCCTTTGCACCCTGTACCCCCTTCCGCTCGACTCGCTTGCAAGGCGCTAGAAACGCTATCCCGCCTCTACAGTATACCCTCTCACAGGTGACGTGCATGACTCCACCCGCTGTGGGCCCGCAGAAGACGCGCCGCTCGGGTAGTACTGTCCCTCATTGTGTTAACCATGGGTCAGACGTGCACCAAAACGTGCGGGATTATGCACTGCGCAGATGTGCGTCAACGGCACGTACGTCTACGCAAAAAGGCGCCCGCCTGCGGCTCTGCAGGTAGGCGCCCATCTTGTTTGGTGGAGGTGCGGAGAGTCGAACACTGCGCCATGGTCACGCTAGCTGCTATTTTGGTCATTCATTGGCTAATCGTTGGCTAATCCTTCCGAGACAAATAGCCCCCACCTCCCGCAGGAGATGGGGGCCTTCGTTTGTGTACATCGGCCGCCTTTCGTGTACGGGAGGCCGTCCTTCGTGTGTACAGACGGCCGCTTTCGCTCACAGACGGTCGTTGAGGTACCTCTGGAGCGCCCTGCATGAGTCGTGGCCGATGTAGCCGTCGTCGCCGGACGGGCCCACGTCGTAGCCCTCGCCCATGAGGTGGCGCTGGAGGGCCTGCGTGGTGTCGGGGCCGGCGAACCCGTCGTCGTCCACGCCGACGGCGCGCTGCATGGCCGCGATGGTCAGGGACCCCTCGGCGGGCGAGCGCCACTCGATGCCCCCGGAGTCGCTCGGCCAGAGGGGCCTCACGGCGAGGGGCTGAGACGATATCCTGCGGTCGCCGAAGTCCTGTCCGCAGAAGACCACCTGCATGGCGCGGGCGGTCTTGGGGCCGAGGTCCCCGTCCACGTCTATGGAGTTGTCAGGCTCTGTCCTACCACCCCCACGATATCGCAGGTAACAATCCCAAGGATAGTCTCGATATGGGGAGTGGTTGGTCTCATAGTCATCTTGGTCACCTGGCTCGCCGCCACGGACTCGATGGCCAGCCTCGCCACGTGACGCCTGGATCATGGTACCGTCGCCGCAGCTTATTGCCGTGTGATGGCCGTCGTTGAGCAGGATGTCCCCGAGCTGGGGGTTACCGTCGTTGGGCACGACCGCCCAGCCGTGGGCGCACAGCTCCTCGCGCATGTTGCCCGTCCAGCTGGCGTCCCCCACGTCGAACCCGTGCTTGCGCAGGAGGCCGATGACGAAGGAGGAGCAGTCCACCTCCGTCCCCGTCTGGTAGCCGGAGTCGACCCAGCTGTCTCGGTCGCCCTGGTCGTAGCCGAGGTTGCCATGCTCGACCCACCAGACGCCGTCCTCCACCATCTCGCGCAGCCGTCGGCCGACGGACTCGGAGGACTCGGCCATGCGCGCCCAGTCCGCGCGCGTGAGGTCGCTCACGTTGCGGTCGGTGGTCTCGTGGCCGCTCGTGAACTGCCAGACGGCGTAGCCGTCCCATGGGTCGGTGTCCCAGGCGAAGCCGGGGACGTCCCATGTGGCGTCATCCGAGCGATATCCCGCCACCCAGAGCGGGCAGTCCGGGTGGCAGCTCGCCACCTGCCAGATGGCGGAGGCCTGCACGTAGACCATGGGCCATGTGCCCGTCATCCCGTGGTAGGCGTCCGCGAATCGGCGAACCCAGTCGGTGTCCTCCCAGGAGGGGTTCCTGGCCTGCGCGCCGATCATGGCCTCCCAGTCCACGCAGGGGACCGCGAGGCCGACGTAGTCCGCGACCACCCCGAGGAAGTGGCGCGCCTCGGCCTCGGGGTCGCCCCCGCCGGCGTAGTGGTAGGCTCCCACGAGCTTCCCGTCGCCGATGGCGCGGTCGATCGCCTCGCGGAAGTGCGGGTTCACGTACCCCGTCCCCTGCGTGGCCTTCGCAATCACGAAGTCGCTCTCGCGGTAGCACCCCTCCGTCGAGTCCTGATACGGCCAGCCGTCGTGGCTGGAGACGTCAATGCCACGCATGGTCCTCCTCCCTCGGCAGGGCGCCCTCACGGACGCCGCGCGCCGTCTCCTCGTGGCTGCATCGGTTGCAGTGCCATCGGGTCCACTCGCGGCCCGGGTCGGTGACGCCGCAGACCGGCACCATCGGCTTGCCGCAGAGCGGGCACCTCCTTTCGGGCCTCACCCCTCCACCTCGACCTCGGGCAGCCCCGCGACCGACGTGAGCAGCGAGAGCACCGCCGCGAGGGCCGCCGCCCCCGCGACCGCCCCCCACGCCACGTCGGTCACGCCGACCGCGTTCGTGCCGATGAGGGCCATGGCCGCCTGAGCCGCCGTCTTGAGGGCGCGCACCCCCGCCGCCCTCAGCCATCTGGTCGCCTTGTCGTCCATGTCATTCCCCTTTTCTCCCTGCGCCCCTGAGGGCGCGCTTTCGGCCTTGTGTCGCCCAGCCCCTAGCCCGGGGAGGGGTCGCGTCCCCCGTCGCCTTTCGGCGGCCTCTCGGGCAGCGACAGCACCATCTCCGCCATCGAGTCGATGTAGCCGTCGGCCCCGAGGTCGTGGTACTGCTGCCACTCGGCGTGCCAGCTGAGCTTCTCCTCGGGCGTCGCCCACCGGAGCTCCCAGACGTACTTCTGCGCCTTGTGTATGAGGTCCGACCTCATGACCGACGCGAGCGCCGAGCTTGCCTGCCGCTGCATGGCCTCCATCCCCGAGAGCCTCGCCATGACCTCCTCGTGGCGCTCGCCGAGCTTGGAGGCCCCCCACACCACCGCGACGATCAGGGTCCCCACCATGTAGGTGATCACGTCGTCGGCGACCTCCGGTGAGGCGATGGCGCGGTTGAGCGCCGTCGTGGCCATGAGGGTCACGAGGGAGGCCGCGAGCGTCACGAGGCGGGTCCTGGCCTCGCCCGTCACCTCCCCTCCAGGAGGCGCCTGAGCGCGTCGGCCTGCCGCCACGACTCGTCGGCCCACTCCTGGACGCTCCCCCACGGGGAGGGGGAGTGCTCCAGCGTGAGCTCGCAGTCCCAGCGGGTCTTGAGCCACCCGCGGGTGATCCAGGGGTCGGTCTTGATCATCTGGGCGATGGTCAGGCCGGGGAAGTAGGACGACATGTACGACACCGTCTCCCCGGACCACGTGCACCCGAGGCTGAAGTTTCCGAGCGCCGTGTCAGAGAAGGTACGCACGTGCATGTCGCACGTCGGGTTCTGCGGCTCGAGGGTCGTGGACATGACCGTCGACGCGTGCTCGTCCCTGTCGAAGGCGAGGACCGCCACGAGGGTGCGACGCTGGCGTCCCTCGTGGTCGTACGTCACGGATGGGGTCGGGGGGTGGCCGGAGAGGCCGAGCGCGGCCGCCGGGACCCCGGTACCCAACAGCTTGGTTCCCCACAGCGCGACTGAGTAGTCGCCCGTGAGGACGGACGATGACTCCCTCGGGCGCAGCACGTGCGCCCCCCTGGCGATCCTGTACTCGCTCTCGGCCGACAGCCTCACGTCCACGACGGGCATGCTGCGGGTTCCCTGGGGGATGGCGAAGTCGACGTACGCGAGGATCGCGTGGACGACGGGGTAGCGCATCCCGCCGGTCGCGACCCTCTCCTCGACGTACAGGGGAAGCCTTGACCTCAGCCCGAACTCGGCCGTCGCCTCCATGCTCTCGAGATAGGGCCCGGACGACGGGTAAAACCCGGTTACGTATGGCCACGAGCGCGACCTCAGCTTGTAGGTCCCCCGCACCCAGTACGGCCACTCCTCCCTGGGGTACACGAGGGCGCCGTCGACGCGCGCCTCGGTGACCCTCCTGCCGTTTATCATGAGGCCGTCGGAGAGGTAGGTGTAGGTCCTGCCGTCGGGCATCGTGATGCTCATGGGCCCCTCCTATGGCTTCTTCTCCGTCGTGAAGGCGATGGTCCCCTTTGTGATTCGCACGCCGTCCAGCGTGTGGGTGACGTCGTCGTGGCCCTGGCCCTGGTTCTGACCCTGGTTCCTGGCGTCCCTCGCCGTCCTCTCGGCGTCCTCTATGCGTCTCTCGAGCGTGGCCACGGTCATCCCGAGCCCCCAGACGCTCCCTATGGTGACGGTGGCTCCGCCCTTGAGCTCGTCCACGGACAGCCTGGTGACACGTGCCTCGACCCTGAGGGGGCGTCCCTCGAAGAAGCCGCCGTCCACGCACTGCACGACGTCCCCGAGGCGCAGGCCCGACACGTCCATGCCCGCATCGGCAAGGCCCGCCAGCGTGGCCTCGTACGTGACCTTTGGCGTGGTCTCGCGCGCCAGCACCGACCTCGCCCACGCAAGGAGCGTGGCGGCGTCGGCGGCGTTCTCGTTGGTGATGACCTTGGTCGGGTACTCCCACCCGCCCGAGCCGTCGGGCATCCTCGTCACGGCCGCCACCTCGTCGCTCTGCAGCCACTCGACGCCCCCGTTGGCGTCCGCTATCGTGACGCGCCTCCCATCCGACCCCCCGCCCTTGCCGAGCGGGAGCACGCGGCAGCAGAGCGTGTCCTCGGAGACCCTGCGGCGGATGCCGGAGACGCCGCCGTCCCAGTCGAGCCTCCTAGCGGGGGCCTGCCCCTCGGGCGCGGCGAGCAGCGAGAGCGCCCTTCTCACCACCCCGGTTGCTCCGACGGCGACGTCGGGCCTCAGCTCGCCTCCCCAGGTCCCCAGGACGTCCTGCACGGACCTCCACGAGGTCTGCCAGCGGAAGTCCCCGGACCCGGTCCCGCCCTGGGTCACCTCGCCCACGGACCACCGGCGGGTGGGCGACAGGGCGGCCGCCAGGGCGGACGCGGCGCCGGCGCCGTTCCCGGGACCCTCGGCGGTCACGACGCGGCCCTCCAGGTCGTGCTGCACGCTCCACTCGCAGTGGTAGGTCCCGACGGCCGAGGCGCCGGAGTCGTGCGACTCGTCGGATCCGACGACGACGTGCTCACGCCACGCGCCCGTGGCGCCTCGCGTCAGCACGCGCTGGCCCTTTGAGAGCGCCGCCGTGGTCTTGACCTCCAGGGAGCGCGTCCCGCCCAGCTCCTCGGTGCGCTCCAGCCCCATGACCTCGGAGGCCGACAGCTCCCGCAGCGGCACGTCTTCGTGAGAGTAGACGAGCACCCTCGGCATCTCGCGCATCTACAGCCACCTCTCGTGCCATGTGACGGTCGCGCTGCCCGTCCCGCTCGCGATGGACATGGCCTGCGCCCCGGGAGGCAGGGAGGGCCAGTCGCTGTCGAGCGTCGGCAGCGCGAGCCGCCCGTCCACGGCACACGTCCGGCTCCCGCAGTCGATGTCCACGCCATGCCCGCCGGGGCCGTCCAGGGCGACCGCCAGCGCGCGGCCGCCGATCAGGAGGCCGAGGGTCCCGTCGGCGCCGGGCCGGGCGCCGACGACCGTCACCCTCGGCCTGGCGGGGAAGGTGCCCCCGATCGTGGCGGTGACGGTCGGGCCCGACAGGGACGCCGAGCACTGCGCGCCATACATGACCGGGTCGGCGCAGAGGAGCGTCACGTTCACCGAGACGGACTCGTCGTAGCTCCTGACCTCGCGCTCTCCGGTCGGCTGGGCGAGCCGCCACAGGCCACCGTCGTCGCCGAAGGACAGCCTGCGCTCGACCCCCCTCGGGAAGGTCGCCGCGATCTCGCGCACGGCCCTCTGCTGGTCCTCCCAGCCGACGGCGACGGCCCAGACGCGCATTGACACCTCGGGGACCCCGTAGCGGGCTCCCCTCACGACGACGCCGTCCCTGCCGGGCGCGTCGTCGGTGTCGACGATCACCCTCGGCAGTGGTCGCACGACGTCCGTCACCACCCAGCGGTCCGTGAGGACCACGCCCCCGTAGGTCACCGACGTCACTGCGTCGCCCATGTGGTGCCACCCGCCCTCCTGGACCGCCCGATCAGGGTGTTGAGCCTGTCGGCGATCCGCTCCACGTCGGCCTCCTCGCGCACGACGAGGCTGCTCACGTTGACGGTGACGCCGTCCTGGCCGCCCCCGACGCCAAGCTGCCCGAGGGCCTCGACGATGAAGCCGACGAGCCTGTCGACCGGGACCACGGCCTCGGGCCCCGCCTCGCCGCCGCCCATGGCCCTGCCTCCGGCGACGCCGAACAGCGTCGGCCTCGTGAGGAGCGCGCCCCTGGCGTACCAGTCGATGCCGATCGACGGCACGGAGAAGTGGGCCGGGTCGAGGTTAAGCTCGCCCGAGACCGAGAAGTGCGGGAGCGGTATGTGCGGCCACTCTATGTGGAGGCCCCTGAAGAGGCCCGCCACGGCGTCGAGGCCCCCGGCCACGGCGTCGCGAAGGCCGTCCATCCTGCCCCCCACCAGGGACGAGAGGGCGGAGAGGGCCCCCTCGGCGATGCCGGGGACGCCGCCCAGGATGGCCCCGAAGTGGCCGACGATGCCGTTCAGGACCCCCACGACGGCCCCGGACAGGCCGTTCAGGATCCCGAGGACGGCCTCCTGCATGCCGCCCATCGCGGTCCTCGCGCCCTCCGCCGCCATCGACCAGTCGCCGGTGAAGACGCCGACCAGGACGCCGAGGACGGTCTCTATGACCCCCACGGCGGCGGTCACGGCGCCTGCGACCACCTGCATCGCGCCGGACACGAGCGCGCCCGCCACCTGGAAGGCGGCCCCGAGGGCGTTGAGCGCGAGCGACGCGACCAGCTGCAGGGCCGGTCCGAGCACGCCCGCCAGGGCCTGGGCCACCGACGCGACGAGCCCCGCCAGCGTCTGGAGGGAGGGGCCGAGCGTCGCCTGCGCGCTCGCCGCGACCTCGCCGAGGGTCTGGGAGACCACGGAGAGGGCGCCTCGGGCCGACTCGACGACCGGGCCGAGGGTGGACTGGACCCACTCGGCGACGGGCCTGAGCCCGTCGAGGGCAGACCCGCCGCCCTCGGCCATCCCCGACAGGCCGCGCGCCAGCTCGGATATGACGCCCGCCGCCGCCCCGATCGCGGCGGCGAGCCCCTGCCCCAGGGCCTGCACGAGCGGCTGGAGGGCGTCCAGTGCCGCCTTGGCGGCGGGGCCCACGACGTCGATGACGGCCCTCCCCAGCTCGCCGAGCGAGTCGAGGAGCGACCCGAAGGCCTCCTGCAGGGGCGGGCACACGGCCGTGAGGCCCACGAGCGCCGCCGCCGCTATGCCGACCGGCCCCCCCAGCGCGGAGAGCAGCGACGTCACGGGACCGAGCAGCGGCCCCACCATGGGCAGGCCGGCGAGCACGGGCGCGAGGCCCGAGGCCGCGAAGGCGGCGAGTCCCGCCACCACGGGCGCCAGAGCCGGCATCACGGGGCCCAGCGCGGAGGAGACGCCGTCTATGGCCGGGCCCAGCTGCTTCATGAGCCCGACCACGCCCTGTATCACGGGCGTGGCGAGCGGCTCCGTCATGCGGGAGAGCGCGCTGCCGACGTTCGCGACGGCGCCCTCCAGCGTGTCGCCCGAGGACTTGGCGGCGTCGCCGAGCCCCTCCCTCATGGCGTCGGAGAAGGTCTTGAAGTCGATCTGGCCAGAGGAGACCATGTCGGAGACCTCGGCGGTCGTCTTGTGCAGGTGGTCGGCCAGGAGCTGCAGCACCGGCACGCCGGAGCTCGTGAGCTGCAGCATGTCGTCGCCCATGAGCTTGCCCCGGGCCGCGACCGACGAGAAGATGACGCCGACGTCGTTGAAGCCCCGCCCGGAGGCCGCCGCCGCGTTCGCCACGGCCTGGAGGCTGTTGGTCATGTCCTCGCCGCTCCTGATGCCGGCCGCCGAGAGCGTGGCGGCGGCCGTCGCCGCGTCGCCCAGGCCGTAGGCCGTGCCCCTGACCGCCGTGGTGGCGGAGTCCATGATGCTCTGGATGTCCGCCGCGTCGTGGCCGAAGCCCGCGAGCTTCTTCTTGGCGTTGTCGATGGCCAGTGCGCGGTCGAACCCGCCCTTGACCGCTATGCCCGCGACCGCCGTCGCCCCGGCCTGGCCTATGGACCCGAGCGCGCCGACGAGCTGCGTGGCGTTCTCCCTGACCGCCCCGAGGGCGGCCCCGGCGCCCGAGCCCATGCGCCCGAGCGCGGAGGACGCCCTGTCCCTTGCGCGCTCCCACGCCGAGCCGGTCGCGTCGGCCGCCCGCCCCACCTCCGAGGAGGCGGCAGACGACGTCTCGGAGCACTTGGCCCTGAGCGCGTCGAGGGACGACTGGGCCCCCTGCACGCCCGCCTCGAAGCCGGAGCTGTCCGCCGTGATCTTGGCGGAGAGGGTGTAGTCCGACATCTCCCTCCCCTCAGCCCATATGGGCCGCTATGTCCCTCATCTTTCCGACGGCCTCGCCGTGCCCCATGGCCTGCCCCCGCGAGGCGTCCTCGTAGAGCGGCAGCGGGTCGCCCCCCTTCCTGCGAAGGGCGTTCGCCAGCGCGTTCGCCACTGCGTCGCGCACGGCCTCCGTCGCCCTGACGTCCCTGTCCTCGACGGCCCTGGCGAGCAGGACCCTCTGGGCGTCGGTGAGAGACCCCCACTGCTCGGGGGTCCACCCAAGGCGCGCGGCCACCACGGCCCACTCGGCGTCACCGGCGTGGGCGCCCGGGACGTCGGCGGCCCAGTCGTGCCTGGCCGATGAGACCCCGAGGCGCCTCAGGCGGGGGCGCCGGAGGCCTACCGGAATAAAAAACCGCAGTCCCTGAGGATCGCGGAGGAGACCATCTCCATGGCCGAGGACAGGCCGCGCTCGGCCACGTAGTCGCCCGCGATCCCCATGGCCCTGCCTGGGGCCGCCCACGCGGACGTCCCGGCCTCCCTCATCCCGTAGGCCATGAGGGAGCGCGCCTCCGCAAGGGTCGGCGTCCGGCTCAGGACCTCGATGACGCTCCTCTTGAGCGCCGCCTCCAGCATGTCGATGCGCCTTGCCGCGTACGCGAGCTCCCAGGTCGTCCCGTCCCACTCGAACGTCGTCGTCTCCATGTCCCCTCCCGTCACCTTCCGCGATTCGAGGGCTTGGCGGTCGCCTTGCCCTTCGCCTCGGCGTCGAGGTCGAACCACGTCCACTTGCCAGCGCCCGTGAGGGTGACGGAGATCGATATCACGTCGTCGGACGGGCTGTCGTCCTCGTACTTCGTGACGAACGCAAGGCCGCCGCCCCGTGGCGGGTAGTCCCTCTCGTCGTCGTAGACCTGCTTGACGCAGAGAACACTCCCGTTATCGAACGCCTGGCGGATCAGCCTGTTCGACTCCGCGTCCATGACGTGGACGGTCTCCAGGGACAGCTCCCAGCTCCTCGTGGAAGGGCGGCTCGTCTGCCAGCTGCCCCGCCTGTCCTTGGTGGAGTAGCTCACCGTCTCGGCGGAGAGCGACAGCTTCGAGTCCTTCTCGCCGTCTATCGCGAGGAGCTTGTCTCCGACGCTATTGAAGATGCAGGTGAGGACGTAGGCCCCGTCGGTGGCCGACGCGCCCCCGTCGAACTTGCAGTACGCTCCCGAGTCGTTGTTCTTGCTGTAGTCTGGTTCGGGCATCGGCGCCCCTCCTAACTGCGGCCATGGCCGCTACTTGACCATGAGCCCGTAGCTCACGGTGACCTCGTACGCCACGATCGCGTGCCACTCGCCGGTCGGGTCGCGCTTCACGCTCTGGAGCCCCATGTCGTCCTGCCGGACGAGGCAGAACGGGCGCGGCAGCTCCACGTCCGCCTCCATGGCCTCCTGCAGCGCCCACACCATTGAGAGCGCCGCCTCGCTCGTCCTGGACGGGGCGGAGATCGCGTGCACCTGGAGCTCGTACACGTCGATCCTCAGGCTCTTGGACCTCTCCGGGCGCATCCCCGTGAGCGAGACCGAGTAGAGCGGGCTCCTCTCGTCGCCGGGGTCGAGGACGCACCTCACCCCCGTGCCACCCGACACCCTCGCGACCACGGCGGCCACGAGGTCCACCGGCGACAGCCTCCTGAGCGCGCGCCTGCTCATAGCCCCTGCCTCCTCATGTGCTCGTCGAACCTGCGTCTCATCACCGACCTCGCGGCCGCCACCTCCTCAGAGAGGAAGTGCTGCCCCTCCACGTACGGGGCCCTGAGCGCCTTGCCGAGCCTTGGCACGTACTGGCCGACGTTCTGGCGGTGGCCGTACTCGACGTGGGGGGCGTAGTCGGCCACGTAGCCGACGTAGCCGGTGCTCGCGTCCTCCACTCGCTGCCTCAGCGAGTTCAGGAGGCTCCCCGTCTCCCTCGGCGTGATCGCCTTGAGGTCCTCGGCCATCTGGCTCACCGTGGCCCTCACCACGGACTCGCACGTCACCCGCCGGAGCTCGTCGAGCCTCTCTCCGAGGCCCCCGTCGTCCAGCGTCACCGACACCGCGCTCACACCATCTCCCCCTTCTGCCTCGCGCAGTGGACCGCCCTGCGCCTGCCGACGTCTGAGACCTGCACGACCTCGTATGCCCTCGCGTCTCCCCCCGTCGCAGGGAAGCGGACGAGCGCGGCCCTGCGCACGGTCGCCAGGGCCGCCGTCGTCACGAGCGTGAGGTCGCAGGCAAGGTAGCCGTTGCCCTCCTCGGCGGCGGCCGTCTGGGTCCACGGGGCCGCCCTCGCGCGCACCCTGCCGAGGCTGCGCCGCTCGGTCACGCGGTTGCCCAGGCGGTCCCTCCTGCCGGTGTCGGCCAGCTCGAAGAGCTCGGCCATGCGCCACCTCACAGGAACCTCACCGAGGGGAGCAGCGACGTGCCGTCCGCGCGGGCCATGTCGGCGAGCGCGGAGAGCTCCCGGTCGTACTCGGCCAGGAGGTCGTCGGAGAACGCGACCGACATGGACGCGCCTGTGCCCTGGCCCTCGGTCTCCGAGGAGATCCCCTCGTCGAACCGGCGGTTCACGGCCTTCACCGTCGCGTCCACCACGATCGACTCGGCTGGCGCCGGGAGGGACGCGACGCCCATGCGGGCGCACGCGCGGTCCGAGAGCGACCGTATGGCCTCGGAGAGCCACCCGTCGCTCGGCACGTCCTCCCACGCGTCCAGCCTGGCCCTCACGCGCTCCAGGATCGCCATGGAGCCACCCCCTAGCTGATCGTCCCCTTGAGGACGGCGTCGGAGATCTCGGGGAAGACCTTCATGCCGCCCATGAGGAGCGTGTCGATGGTCGCGTTGGTGGTCACGACGGAGTGCGTCATGCCCACGAGGCCGGTCGCGTCGGACGTGAGCCCAAAGGTCTGCGAGAGGCCGCTGCCGTTCGCGGGCGTGTAGGCCACGACGACGTTCCTGGCGGCGGTGCCGAAGACGCTGCCCGCCGTCACCTTGGCGCTCGTGAAGGTCGTTCCGAGGCCGAGGAAGTCCTTGAGGTAGCCCATCCCGAAGGCGCTCTGGGTGGTCACGGTCGCGGTCCCGAGGTACTTGGCCACGTCGGTGGGGTTCACGAAGAAGACGAACGGGCTGACCGCCCCGTCGTCGATGTCCCCGAACCCGTCGTAGTCCTCGAAGATGGTGTTGAGCGCGCCCCACATGCTTGCGAGCGCGGCCTGGAGGCCGGCCCCGGCGGGCGCGGTCTTGGTCGTCCCGGTGATCGCGGAGAGCAGGTCGGCCTTGACCAGGCCCTGCACGCCCGACACGAACTTCGCGTCGGTGCCGTTGATCGCGCGGTCGCGCCCCTTGGACTGGATCGCCTCGGCGGAGGTGTTACGGCGCCACTTCCTGAGGTTGATGGCGTGTGTCTGGTCGAGCGTGCGGCTGACCTTGGAGAGCGGGATGTACTCACCCTCGGCGACGTTGCCGTCCTTGATGTCCGTGGTGTACTTGTAGGTCTTCACGGTCCCGCCGTCCGCGACCGGCATCAGGTCCGAGAGGCCGAGCAGCCTCTGCAGGCGGCGGACGCCGGTGGTGAAGCGGTTCACGTAGTCGATCGAGATCTCCGGCGCGAGGTCAGTGGACTTCGTGCCTCCGGCCTCCGGGTAGGATACGGGCGTGTTGGGCATGCTTGCCCCCTTCTGTGTGTCATTGTCTGCTGGTGAAAAAGAGCTCCGGGTGCTCCCTGATGGCCCTCTGGCGGGCCTCGGTGTCCTCGATCTTGAGGATGTCGACCCTGGTGGGGGACTTGGCGGCCCCGCCCGACCTGGGGGCGGTGCCCGAGAGGCGCGCCCTGACGGCGGCGTCCACGGCCCCCTCGAAGGCGTCTGCGAAGGCATCCACGGCCCTCTTGGTGTCCTCGGCCGTCTCGCCCACGAGCGTGCCCACGAGCTCGTCGGGCACGCTGATGCCGCGATCGGAGAGCTGCCTGCGCGACTCGGCGACCATGCCGGAGACCGACTTCTCGCGCTCCAGCTCGTCGAGGCGCCTCTGCAGCTGGTCGCGCTCGTACTCGGCCCTCTGCGTCGCGTTCATCTCCGCGAGCTTGGCCGCCTCGGCGACCTTGGCCTCATGCTGCTCCCGCCACTTGGCGAACTTCTTCGAGATGATCGCGTCCACGTCGGCGTCGGTGTACCTCGCCTGCTGCTGGGTCGCGCCCTGCTGGTTCGCGCCCTGCTGAGCTCCCGCCTGGTCCTGCTGCTGGGCGCCGTCGCCACTTGCCTGGACCTGCTGGCCCTCCTGTCCTGCCATCAGTCACACTCCCTGTCCCCGCATGTCACGGCCCTGCGGCTCGGCCTTCGTCACGGTGCCTTTATCGTCGTCACGTCTCGGACGCGCGGGTGGGCCTCCCTCCCGGGCGACCCCTACCCGCAAAGCCCCACGATGCGCTCGATCGCCTCCTCCGTGGGGTGGCCACGGCAGCGCAGGAGCTCCTCGTCGCCGTCATCCACCGTAAACGTGGGCAGGTAGTCCACGTGCCGGTCCCTGGCCGCGCACGGGCGCAGGTCCACGTCGGCGAGGGCGGGCTCGACGCCCTCCTCGCGCAGGCGCGGCACGACGCGCTCGATCGTCCCTTTGCAGGGCGCGCACCACGTGGCGTGCCAGATGGTGACGGTGGGCATGGCTACCACTCCTCTCCGGGGATCCCGGGCTCTCCGCGCTCGCCGACTTCGCGGCCGGCGACCCTGGCGCACGACGAGCAGGCGGGGCAGCGGACGACCCTTCTCATGCATCCTCCCCGCACAATCGGGTACACTGTCATCGACGTCGAGCGCCGCCCAGGTATTCGAGCCAGGGAAGAGCATCGGCGTCATTGCCGTCTGAAGACCCTCTCAAACACGTCGGAGAGGGCGATGATGGCGTCTATGTCCTTCTTCGAAGCCATCGCCCGCAGCACCTCTTCCTCCTGCTCGCCGGTAAGCGTCCTCAGCGAGAGGTCAACGATGATGTTCGAGCACTGCCGTGCGGCCTCGCCGATTCTCACCTTCGCCTTGTGCGCGTTGTGGGTCCCCAGGCGCTTTAACTCATACGGTGCTCCGTCCACTGTCATGTCGGCAGTTCTTGATCCAGGGATACTCGACTCATAGTTGAACCTGACCTCATGGCCGTTCCTGGCGAGCCACGTGGCCGCCTGGATCTCCTTTGCCTTCGGCTTGGCGCGATACTCGGCGCTCACGCGGCCGTCGGATATCGACGCGAGGTAGGCGTTCACGGTCTCGTCGTATCCCTCGCGGCTCTTGCCGGAGGCCCTGTAGTCCCTCCAGACGCGCCCGAAGTCACTCTCGATGCGGCTGCATTCGTCCTGGACGGCGCGCGCCCCCTTCGCACGCTCGCCGCCTTCCGTCATGCGCCTGGCCGCGACCTCCGCTTGCCTGCGGTCCACCTGGTCACGTATCCACGCGTCCCAGTCGTCCACGGCGGGCGCTATCTGGCAGCGGCACCTCGGGTGTATCGGCGGCAGCGTCGCGCCCACCCTCGCGCCGTCGATCGGGAAGGCCTTGCCGACGAGCGCCGAGCAGACCTCGCAGGTCCTCTCGTCGCCCACGGGCTCCACGCGGTACTCCTCGAAGCCCTCGCGCGCGAGCTCGGCGAGCTGGGCCTGCCTGGAGACGTAGGTGCCCTCGGTCACGACCAGGCGCATGACGTCGCGCTCCGAGACGCCCACGAACCTCCTCGACAGCTCGTCGCACAGGCTCCGCCAGGACTCGCCGCGCGCGAGCGCCTTGGCCATGTCGTCCTGGACCCAGGCGGCGACCCTCTCGGAGTCTCCCCATATGGCCTCGCTGTAGCTCTTCCCCGAGGCCCACCTGGTGCCGACGAAGCGGCGGATCGTGTCGTCGTCGAGCGCGTGGAAGCCCCTGCCGTACCCCATCGCCTCCGCGACGGCGTTGGCGCCGCGCGCCGCCTGGCGGGCGAAGTGCTCGTCGAGCCCCTCGGCGGCCTCTGCCGTCGCCCTCGCGTGGTGCTGCCTGGCCGACTCCTGCAGGCCCTCCAGGCGGTCGAGCTTGTAGGCGTCCTTGCGGATGGCGACCATGTCGGCGAGGTCCGGGTGCTCCGCCGCGAACCTGTCGCAGTCGCGCATGAGCAGGTCTCGGTCGCTCGGGTCCATCGACTCGAGCATGTCGCGGTAGCGCAGGATACCGTCCTCGCCATACCTCTCGTAGTACCCCGCTATCTCGCGGGAGAGGTCCGCCATCTCCCTCTCGTAGGCCCTCGCGACCCTCTTGGCCACGACCCTCTCGTCGCGACCCATCGCGGCGTCGGCCTCGGCCATGCGCCGCTCCCAGTAGGTGGCCACCTAGACCTCCCGACCGCCCCTCAGGGGCACCAGCGCGTCCGCGCGCGCCTCGCGCTCGGCCTCCTTGCGGCCCATCTCCTCCCTTGGGCCGTCCACGCACGAGAGCACCGAGAGCTGCGTCTCCTCGGACGTGATGCCCGAGAGGTTCGCCGCGACCTGGCTCTCCTCCAGGAGGTTGGCCGGGACGTTGCGCGTGAACGTCGCCCTCACGCCCATCCACGCGTCGTCGGGAAGCGGCGAGGCGGCGTAGCCCGAGAGCAGGCGCCATCGCCTGGAGAGGCCGCGCCTGAACTTCCGCTCCTTGACCATGGCGAGGTCGCTCATGGCCTGCAGGCGGTACCTGATGGCGATCCCCGAGCTCGTGTCGAAGCTCTCCGAACTGAGGTCGGCGACCATCGACGTCGTGAATATGAGCCGCTCCAGGCGGTCGATGAGGTGCTCCTGGGTGCCGTCCGCGTCGGGCTTCGACAGGAAGTCGACCACCACCTTGTCGGTCTCCCGGCCCGCCAGGTTTATGATGCGCGAGTTGCGCAGCTCGGTGAGGGTCGTCTCGTCGATCCTCGCGCCGAGTATCTTCAGGTAGGCGTCGGCGTAGTACTCGACGTCGTTCGCCTTCTCGGAGAGCGCCTTGTCATGGGCGTCTATGAGCGAGAGGGCGCCCTCGAAGAGGCCCTGGCGCTCCTCATTGTCCACATACTCGACGACGGGCACGTCCGGGAAGCCGTGCGGGACCGCCTCCCCGAGCGTCACGGACCCCGACCACTCGAAGGGCGTCTCGGCCGACGCGTCGTAAAGCGTGCCCCTTACCGTGTCGGGGCGCCCGTCGAAGCGGTTGTCGTCCCTCCAGAAGCGCACGGCGAAGAGCACGCGGCCCTCCACCGTGTCATCGCGGACCAAGAGGCAGTTCATGGGCCCCACCGTCGATGAGCGTGGGAGGGCGTCGCCGTCGCGCCACATCAGCTCGAAGCCGGACCCGTACACGTCGGCGAGCCTGGAGAGCTCCGCGTTGAGGTCGTCCTCGTCGTTGCGCGCGCCCCAGCCCGCGAGCCAGGCGAGCGTCCCGTCGTCGTCACCGGAGAGCCTCACGGGGATGCCGAGGAAGTAGCCGACCATGGTGTCCACCATCTGCCTGGCGTAGTTCGCCACCAGGCGGTTGTCCGGCTTGTACCCGGCCTTGGCGGGCAGGTGCAGGACGTCGTGGTCCCCCTCGTAGGCGCGCCTCAGCCTCGCGAGCCTCGGGAGCTGCCGGATGTGGTAGTCCTGGAGGATGTCGGCCAGGAGCTGGCCGCCCATCTCGGTCCCGGCGGGCACGCGGTAGCCGCCGCACGGCTCGTAGGTCGCGGCGTCTGGCATCATATCCCTCCCCTGAAGAGGCTGATCGTCGGCGCGTCGTCGCGAAGGCGGATCGCGCAGGCCAGCGAGTCGGGCGCGTCGTCGTGCTCGGCGCCCTCGCCATAGTCCATGACCTCGTCCCAGTAGGCGGCCGAGGCCTCGCGCGCGCTGTCCAGGCGCACCAGGTCCGCCCAGCGCCCCCGGGCGTGGGTCGATATCTTGACGAACTTGTTGGCGCTCTCCTGGTACGTGCCCACGGGCAGGCCCAGCCCGCGCATCCTCTCGGCCAGGTAGCCCCTGTCGGCATTGCGCTCGCACCACACGGTGCCGAGCCTGAGGGACTCGTGCAGCTCCATGATGCGGCCCACGCATCGGTCCACGTGCGTCTCGCGGAAGAGCTCGCCGTGGACGTGCGGGCGCCCGTCGTGCCAGGCGATGCACGTGACGGCCGTGCCGTCCGCGCCGCCGTACGCGGCGTCCACGTGCATGAGGCCGTCGAAGAGCAGCGAGCGGTCGGAGAACGTCCCCGGCTCCCCCTCGAACACGGCGCCCTCCATGGCCACGTGGCGAAGCTCGTAGTTAGCGGCGAAGAGGCTGCGCGTCATGGCCCTGCGAAGGCCCTTGGCCTCCTCCCTCGACACCAGGCCCGTCGAGTCCCAGGGCCACCTCTCCGGCTCCGGCATGAGCTGGAAGGCGTCGTCCCTGTGCCAGGGAGTGCCCGTGTTGACTATGCGCCCGCCCCGGTTCCGCACGTTCTGGAGCTCGCGGTAGAACGCCTTGGTCGCCTCGCGCTCGGCCCTGGACGCCCGGTCCCTGAGCGTGACCACGTCGTCGGTGAACACGACGTCGTAGTGCTTGCCGGTGAGCGAGCCGCCGATGCCGTAGCCCGAGAGCTGCGGCAGGTCCGACGCGTTGCACGCCAGGTCGGTCGATATGGCGACGGAGCTCTCGGACGCGACCCTCGCGGGGTGACCGTAGATAACCTCCGTGACCATCGCCGACGTGTCGGACCGGAGCATGCGCGCCACGGCGGCCATGACCTCCTCGACGTCCGGTGACGCCTTGCGGAAGAAGCCCACGGCGAGCCTCGGCCGCGTGACCAGGAGCAGCCATAGGGCCACCTTGACGCACGTGGTCTTGTACGAGCCTCGATGCGCCTGCAGGGTCCAGTCGCCATCGCCGAAAGTCATGTGGCGTATCCAGCCGTCGTGCAGCGGCTCGACCAGGCGGTCATAGCCCATCATGCGGGCGAGCCTGACGGGATGGCCCGTCATGACGCGCGAGAGCGCCCTCGCCCGCTCAGCCGCCATCCCGCATGGCCTCGTCGAGCATGCGCCCGAACTCCTCCGCGCTCTCCCTGGACGGCGCCGAGAGCTCGACGCGGTCGCTCGGCCTCTGGCCCGACGTGTCACGGACGAACTCCGCCGCCCTCGTGTCGCCGTCCATGGCCTTGCGCAGCTGCGCGAGCGCCACGGCCTGCGCGACCGTCATGTTCTTGCCCTCCATGCCGTCCATCGTCTGCGCCGTGGTCACGCCGCCGGGCCTGAGGGGCATGTCCAGCATCGCGCGGAGCGTCTCGCGCATCTCGCGCATCTCGCGGCGCTTCCTCCCCGAGGCCCTGCCCGCCTTGCGCGCGTTCTCTCGGCGCTGGCTCGGTGTTCTCGCCTCGTTCGGGACCAGGTTCTCGGGGTTAGCCACGGTGCCTCGCCGCCCTGGCGTCGAGCGGGCTCACGCGGTTGGCCACGCACTCGGCGACGCCGCCGTAGCGGGCCTCGGCCACGGCCAGGGCGTCCGCGTCGACGCCCAGGGCCATGAGCGCCGCGCGCATGGCGTAGGCCACGCGGGTGGAGTGGCGGGCCGCTATGAGGGCGATCTCCCGGATCGTCATGCCGCATCGCCTCCATACGAGTCGGGGCCCCGTTCCTGAGGCCCCCGCGAAGATCCCACGATACCCTTGTACCACGTCCTCCCCGGCACGGGGCGGCACGACCCGGCACGAGGCGGCAAATTCCCTAGCCCTCGGCAAGCCCGAGGCCTCGTATGACCCTGCCGACGCCGTAGGCGTCCACCGCGTCGCAGGCCACCGAGACGGCGTCGCGGCACCACCGCTCGCTCATGCCGCAGGCCTCGGCAACCTCGGCCCAGGTCGCGGCGGCGCAGTAGCGCCACCACAGGCAGTCGGCGTAGGCCGAGCCCAAAAGCGAGCAGACGCCGCCCGAGCCCGTCTGGTCGGAGCCGTAGATGACGTCGCAGGCCTCATCGATGATGGCGTAGTCGGCCTCGACGCGCGAGCGCATGCGGGCCTCGTAGTCCATCCTCTCGTCGGTCGCGGCCATGGGGTCGGCGACGCGCCCCGGAGAGGTGCCGGGGCGGTAGGACTGCGCGCGCGGCCCCTCCCTGGAGGCCATGCGCGCGAGGGCCCGCCTCGTGCGCTCCGCCTCGATCGCCGAGCGCCTCGCCGCCTCCATGAGGTCCCTCGCGTACGCCCACTCGCTCATGAGCCGATCGCCCGGTCGGTTTGAGTAGGTTCGAGTAGGTTCGAGTAGGTTCGAGCCACGGTCGCGGTCATCTTCCGTCCTCCCTCGTCCACTGCTCCGCCATCGCCCTCGCGATGCCCGGGTACGTCCTTCCCCTGAGCCTCTGCCTGTCCGGCCCCGGGGCCATGTGGTGCACCCGGTGCGCCATGGCGTCGGGGAGCCGCGCCATCTCGTCTGACACGTCATGCGTCGGCACGAGCGGCGGCAGGCCCCTGAGCCACAGGCACGTGGCCTTGGTCTCCGGGTGGCCGAACTGCCACGGCTGGATGACCTGGTCCGGCTTGCGGTACAGGCGGCTCATGATGCCGACCGGGTTCTCCACCGCCACCCTCGGCACGTGGTCGAGCGTCGCGAGGGCGAGGAAGAGCCCGATCGCCGACTGCTGCCTGCCGTCGCGCCTCTTCTCGCCGAACCACCTGGCGCCGGAGCACGCGAGGTGCGTGCACGGCGGGAAGGCGATGACCATGTCCCACGCGAGCTTGGCGACCTCGACGGCGTCCGCCCGGACGTGCCACTCCGGGTGCGCGCCGCCCGTCGGGAGCAGGTCGCAGCTGTATGCCTCGTGCCCGAGCCTTCTGAGCTCCGACGTGACGGCCTGCGACTCCTCGCAGGCGCAGAGGACCCTCATGGCCGGCTCGCCCCCTCCCTCATGAACAGCACCCAGTGCGTCTTGCTCGCCTTCGGCCTGCGGTTGCCGAGAATGGGCGTCGCCGGGCAGCATGCCAGCACGTCCCTGAGCGGTATGCGGTACTCGCACCACTTGAAGACCAGCACGCCGCCCGGCCTGAGCACACGAAGGCACTCCGAGAAGCCCTCCGTGAGGTCGCGCCTCCATCCCTTCGGGTCGAGCTTGCCGTACTTGCCCACCTGCCATCCGGCGCCCACGTCCAGGTGCGGCGGGTCGAAGACCACGAGTGAGAACGACTCGTCGGGGAACGGTAGGTCGCGGAAGTCGGAGACGACGTCCGGGCTCACGTCGAGGGCGCGGCCGTCGCAGAGCGTCATGTGGCGCGGGTGGAGGTCGCAGAACGTGACCCTGGGGTCGGCCTTGTCGAAGTAGAAGCTCCTCGGCCCGCAGCACACGTCAAGAGCGGGGCCCATCACTCGCCCCCCAGCTCGCTCAGCTCGCCCAGCTCCGCGCAGGGGATGCCGATCGCCTCGGCGACGGCGCGCTCAAGCCTCGCGCCCGCGCTGCCCTCCCAGCCGGGCAGCGAGACCAGGAGGTCGTACTCGGTGGAGGGGCCCATCAAGGTCGCCGCCAGCTCCCCCAGGCACACGAGCATGGCCTCCTCGTGGGTGAAGTAGGCAGCCACGCGCTTCATCGGGTTGAAGACGTACCTGGCACCAACGCCGATGCACGTCATCTCGGCGTCCAGGAACCTCTGACACGCGTCTTCCCTCGCCAGGCCCGTGACCGGGCCCGAGAGGAAGACGAACTTGCCCTTAAGGCCACTCATCTCGCGGCCCCTCCTATCTTCCGCAGACGGCGGGCGATGAACCGAAGCGGCTCGTAGGGCTCGTCCGGGTCCTGCTCGGAGTCCACCCAGCGGTCTATCTCGTCGGCCAGTGACGCGCCGAGGTCCGTCACGCTTGAGTCGTGCTCGAAGCCGATGGTCACCATCACGGCCCCCTTCTGGTACTCGATGTGGGTCACTTCCCCGACCCCGGTCCCGCCGAGCGTGGTCTGGAGCATGTCGCCCGGGAGTATCGGCATCCCGTCGGCGTCCCTGGGCGCCCGCAGGAGCCCGTGGGCGGCCAGCTCCTCGTCGCCCCTCTCGACGTACCAGTCGTCAGGCAGCTCGCAGAGCTCGCGGATGCGGGCGAGCGCGTGGCACCCATCCGTGTACCACATCGACACCCCCTCGCTCTCGATCCCGAGGACATGGAGCAGGCCTCTCAGCACGTCGCGCGCGACGCTGCCCATGTCGAACGTAACCTCGTCTGCCCTCGCCGCGATGGCGCGGCGCTCGTCACTCGTGATCATCCCTCGTCCTCATCTCCCGTCACCCTCGCCCCGCATTCAGGGCAGTAGTTCGGCAGCAGGGACTCGTCCTCTATCTCGATGCCGAGGTTGCTCCCGCACTCCGAGCAGTAGTACTCGCCGTCCGCGAGGTTGTTCGCCTCGCACGTCGGGTCGATCAGGTCGGCCAGGCGGTATATCGCCTGCTCATAGCCGAGGCTGAAGTTCCCACCCTCCTCCAGAGACCCCGCGACGTTGCGATACATGGAGTTCCCGTTCTTCATCACGAGCTTCGGTGCAAGCGCCACGTCAGCCTCGCGGTCGTCGTACTCCCGTGCGTCCCTGCGGCACTCCAGCAGCCTCCTTGCCACATCGCGCCTCTCGTCACTCATCTTCCCTCCTCCATCTCGGCGCACTCCCGCTCCTCCGCGCGGACGATGTTTAGGTAGAGCGCGAACTCTCCCTGCACGTCCCCGCTCTCGCACCCGCACCAGTCCCAGAAGCCCTCAAGGAAGGGCTCGCACTCCCGGCACGCGTGGCGCGAGAAGGGTCCCTCCTCGTCTATCCCGTGCTCCAGCAGGGCCTCCTCGCCGGCCGCGATCGGCTCTCCGCAGTAGGAGCACCGGTGGGGCCTGCGGCACCTGACCCACTTGGCCTCGTACGCGTCACATCCCATCGCCGTCTCCCTCCCTGAGGCTCGCATATCGCATGTGCGCCCATATGCACCTGCCGTGGGGCAGGCGGTCGGCCTCCCCCTCGGCCTCGGCCTCCGCCATGCCGTCCTCGATGAGGGCGTCCACCACGTCGTCCCTGTCGTCGTAGACCCGCGTGTCATACGACCACCACCTGCCGAGGCGGGCGCCCGCGAGCTCCAGGACGTACCAGTCGAGGTCCTCTCCGGTGCCGTCCCCGCCCATCTTGAGGACGGGCAGCCCCGGGTTATCCGCCATCAGCCTGGCGAGCTCCTCCTGCGGCGTCACCGGTACCGCCCCCTCTCCTCGTTGGCCCGCCTGACGTCCTCCATCGCGCGGTCGAGCTCAGCCTGCGTGGCGCCGAGCGCGGCCGCGAGGTTGAGCGCCGCCTGGATGACGTCGAACGTGTCTGCGTGGACCCAGTACCTCATCCCTCGACCCCCGTTCCCCTCAGCGCCTCGCGCAGGTCCCTGGCCATGCCCCTCAGGTCCCCCGCCGCGACGAGGACCCCCTCCCAGGCGTGGGCCTCGTCTGCGAGGTCCTCCAGCTGGCGAGCCACGTCCGCCACGGGTCCCAGCCTCTCCCTGACCGCGTGCAGGAGCCTCTTGCGCCCGTGCGCATCCGCGATCTCGCGGGGGAGGTCGAGGTCGTCCTCCATCCGGTAGGCGACCTTCCCATCGTGCGTGTCGTCCCTGACCATCGCCTGCGTCCTCCCCATGGCCTTCTGGGCCAGGATCGCCCTCACCCACGTGCCCTCCTCCGTGAGACTACTCGCGAGACTGATGACCTCCGGGTCGATCCCGGCGTGAGCCTTGCCCGCCTCCGTCACCATCTCGGCCTCGTCTTCCTTCTCCCGTACCACCATTCGTCCTCCTCGTCCCTGGCGTTCCTATCCAGATTTTCGGATGCCCTCGGGTCGCCGTGCCTCTCGTCCCACCACTCCCGCGCGCGGGCGACCTCCGTCGCGTCGCAGGTGGCCTCGACCTCGCCGGTCGTCTCAACCTCCCACATCGATTGGCCTCCATCCGTCCATGGAGAGCGCGACGTGGTACTTCGTCGGCTCGTCGAGCAGGACCCACTCCCAGCGCCCGACCCAGCGGAAGTGCAGGCGGTTCGCGTGCGCCAGGGCGTGGCAGCCGCTCGCGTTGCCCATGCCGCAGAGCGTGAGGGTGGGCTTGGGCACCTCCCTGCCGTCGCGCCAGAGCCTCCCGGCGCCCCTGCGCACCACGTGGTGGCGATTCAGGGGCCACGCGGCGCCGCACACGACGCAGCGGCCGGCGTCCACCGACGGGCCCTCCATGAGCGGCCACAGCAGGGGCTCCAGCGTCGTCACCCTAGCCATGGGGCCTCCTGTCCTCCCCAGAGGTCTGCGCGAGGTCGCAGGAGCCCCTGAGCCTCGACACGATGGCGGCCGCCGTGGCGGCGTCTCCCTGGGAGCCGAGGAAGGCCCCGAGCTCCGAGGGGCCGCGCTGGCTCGTCACGACGGTCGGCCGGAGGTGGGAGTACCGCGTGTCGATGACCTCGAAGAGCTTCGAGAGCGTCCTTGGCGTCGGCGGCTCCTTGTCCAGGTCGTCCAGGACGAGCAGCGGCGCCTGCGAGTAGGCCGCCGTGGCGGACGACTCGCCGTGAGAGCCGATCGAGTCCCTGAGGTCGGCGAGCATCGCCACGACGGGCACGAGACGCGCCCTGCCGAGCCCCCTCGACGCCCACCCCTTGATCGCGGCGCAGGCGGCCCAGGTCTTGCCCGTGCCCACCGGCCCGAAGACCCACAGGCCGCGCCCCTTGGCCATGGCCCCGACGCGCCTGGCGTCGATGGGGACGGAGAGCATCCTCTCGGGGACGCCCGCCGCCCGGCAGGCCTCGGCGAGCCTGGCGGCCTCGCGATCCTGGGCCCTCAGCCTGGCCTCGGAGTCCCTGTCGCGGCGCTCCTCGCGCATCGCCGCGATCGCCGCGTCGACCTCGGCGACCGTCGCCGTGTTCATCGCCCAGACCTCTTCGGTCGGGAACCCGCCAGGGGGCATCGTCCCGCCGTTCCTGCGGAAGAGCTCATGCCCGCTGAACATCGCCGCCCCCATCCTCGACGGGGACCCACTCGATGGCGCCCTCGTCGTAGGCGGCGAGGCTCGCCGCGATCGCCTCGGCCGGGGACGCCCTCGGCGGGCCGGCGTTGAGGTAGCCCTCGAACTTCGTGGCGTTGAACAGCGTCTCCGGACGCAGGTACCTGCGCATCCTCTCGTCGCCGAGCCACCTGGCGGCCATGTTGTCGATGACCCGCTCGCAGTCTTCGGCGCTGAAGCCCTCGCGGAGCCTGGCCCCGACGAGCTGGCGCGACTTCGCGGAGCTTGGCCGGTACGCCGTGCCGCAGGCGGCGTTGAGGTGGGCGATGACGCGCTCGGTGGCCTCCTCCGCCCCGTCGCCCCCCTCCCCCTGCACCCCCTCCCCCTGGGAAGGGGATCTGGAATAGGAATGGGAATAGGAATCTTGATAGCTTGGCGTTTTGCTTTCCGATTTTTCGGAGTTTTGCTTAGCCGTTTGCTTATCGCTTTGCTTAGCCGTTTGCTTAGCCGTTTGCTTATCGCTTTGCTTAGCCGTTTGCTTAGCCGTTTGCTTATCGCTTTGCTTAGCCGTTTGCTTAGCCGTTTGCTTATCGTTTTGCTTATCGTTTGCTTCCGGCTCCGGTTCGGCATCACCTTGCCTGGATGGCCTTCCGCCTCTCCTGCCCGCCTCCGAGCGGGTGCGGGAGTTCTCGAGCGTCGGCCGGATCATCATGAACATCCCCTCGGAAATCCCGTCAAGGTCCGGCTCCTCGCCGTCATGCAGGAAGTCGATGACGGCGAGGAGCAGCATGGCCCTCTCCTCCCTCGGGAGTGCCTTTGACCCGTCGACTATGCTGTCGAATATCTGCATGGCCGCCTACCTTCCCTCGCGTCCCGTCGGGTGCATGCGAACCCCCCTAGAACGGAATGTCCTCGTCGTACACGCCCTGAGCGGGCGGCGCGTAGGCTGGTGCCGCCTGCGGCCGTGGGGCCGCCTGCGTCGCCTGAGGCGCGTACGTCCGTCCCTGCGGGGCCTGCTGTGGCGCCTGGTTGGTCGGCTGCTGCTGCGGCGTGAGGAACACGACCTCGCCGGCGACGACCTCGAGCTTCGAGCGGTTCGCGCCCGTCTGCTTGTCCTGCCACTGGCTCCAGCGGAGCCTGCCCGAGACGGCGACCTTGGAGCCCTTGGCCAGGAAGGGCGCTATGGCGTCGGCCCGGCTGCCGAACACGACGACGTCCACCCAGTTGGCCCGGTCGCGCCACTCCCCGGTCTGCTGGTCCCTTACGCGGTCGTTGACCGCCACCGAGAGCGAGAGCACCGACGTGCCCGTCGGCGTCACGCGGAGCTCGGGGTCTCGGCCGAGGTTCCCCGATATGGACACTGAGTTGATCGACATTTCCCATCCTCCCTAGAACTCGTAGTCCTCGTCGGCGAGGCCGGACTCCCAGCCCGCCTCTGCGTCCTGCGCCGCCTGCGTCGCCTCTGCCTCCCGGCCCATCGCCTCGGCCTCGCCCGCCATCTCCGACTGCTCGGAGGCCTCGGCCTCGTAGGCGACCGGGTCGCACGCCTCGGCGGGAGGCTCTGGCGCCCGGTCGTCCCCCGGCATCTCGGAGCCGTCGTAGATCCCGCCGTACGCGCCCGGGTACGCCTCGCGCAGCGCCTGCACGAGCGCCACCTTGCGGATCATCGTCGCGGGCTTCGTCTTCCAGAGGCTGCGGTGCTGGTCGTACTCGTCGAGGCTGACCTCGGAGCGGCTCGGGTGGGCGCGACCCTTGTCGTAGACCTCGGCCCACCCGCCGACGAGCCTCTCGGTCTGGCGCCCCCAGATGGTCCCCTCGCGGTACGAGAGCCCCGACGCGCCCCTCGCGACGACCACGATCCCGGCCCTGATGCCGTCGAAGCCGGGCTGCTGCGTGGCCGTGCGCACGAAGTAGTCCTTGGAGACGATGACGCTGGCCTCGACCCTGCCGGTCTTGCCGTTGCGGTACGCCGTCATGTAGGCGTCTCCCGCCAGCGGGTTGAGCCTCCTCGCCTGGCACTTGGCCATGAAGGAGAAGAGCTCGCGGTCGTCCACCTGCTGGCCGCCCGTGACGATGTACTTGGCCACGATGCCGGGCGAGAGCCTGACGTCGGAGCCGTCGGATGCCTTGAACTCCACGATCGCGCCCTCCATCACCGCTCACCCACCTTCCGGCCGTGCACGCCGTCGATCGCGCGCATGGCGGCGACGAACTGCCCGACCACGGGCTCGGGCACGGTGACCTCGAAGACGAGCGTGCGGGCGGGGCCGGATGCCTGTCCCGGCTCGGGGGCGGGTCGCGTCGGCTCCTCCTCGTCGGGGTAGGGGTCGGACGTCGGCGTGGGGTCCGGCGCGTCCTGGCCGATCGCCATGCGGTACATCCTGGCCCTCTGCGCCTCGGCGAGGGCGTCGGCGCGCCTCGCCTCCTCGCGGGCCCTCTCGGCTGCCTCCTCCTCGGCGCGCTCGCGCTCGGCCGCCTCGCGCATCGCCCTCTCGGCCTCCTCGGCCTCGCGCCTGCGCCTGGCGTCCTCCTCCAGGGCCTCCCTCTGGCGGCGCCTCTCGGCGGCCCGGCCCATGGCCTCGCTCATGTCGAGCGTGGAGAGGTAGTCCTGCTTGAGCGCCATCCTCTCCTCGTCGTCCATGTGCTGGGCGTCGATGGCGGCGAGGTCGACCTCGATGGAGCGGACGCGGCGCGTGAGGTCCTCCTTGATGGCGACCTCGTTCGTCCCGTAGTTCCGCCACCTGCCCTCGGCGCCCCAGCGGTCCAGGATCCTGGAGAACGGCACGGCCTCCACCACGACGCCGCCCTCCTCGACGTACCAGGCCTCGATGGCCTGCAGGCGCGACTCGACGACGAGGGCCTCCCAGGCCCTTATGGCATCGCGGTACCCCTCGTCCACGCCCGAGAGCGGCGCGAGGAGGTCCCTCACCTCGGCCTCGAACTCGCGGACGGCGTCCTTGATGGCCCCCACCTGCTCGCGCCGCGAGTCCTCGACCTCCTTGATCGCCTTGCGCGCCGCCGTGCGCGCCCTCTTGGAGTCGCGGTAGTCCTGCGCCGTCGTGATCTCGTGCGGCGAGTACTCCCTGGCGAGCCTCTCGACCCTCTCCCTCTGGTCACGGAGCCACTCCTCGGCGCCCGCCAGTATCCTCGGGGGCTCTATGAGCGTCGGCTCGACCTCCTCGGCCTTCCTCTTCCTCGTGGTCATCTCTTCTCCTTCCTCTCGACGTCCCTGACCTCCACGACCACGCGCGGCCAGTCGGGACTTACCAAAAACCTGTGCTCTATGCCCGTGACGTGCGCCTGGTCGTCGCCTGCGATGACCTTGGCCATGACCAGGCCGTCGAGCACGAACTTCGCCGCGAACGCGACGTTGTCGAGGTCGCGCCTGGCGTCCCGCTCGTGCCACTCGCACGTGACCTCGACGGGCCCCTCGTGCCCGTGCGCCCCCGCCGCCCGCGCGTACCAGGCGACGAGCTCGGTCTGCTGGCGCTTGAGCCTGGCGCCCATCGCCCGGTGGGAGCGGCAGGCCCTCGTGTACTCGTTGAGCCCCACGAGGCGCCCGGGGATGATGATCCGGTCCGGCGTCATGACGCGACCATCGCCAGGACGAGCGTGACCAGCGCCACGACGACCAGGGCTGCCATCACCGGGGCGTCCGGCCGGTCTATGAGCATCCGAGCCACCTCCTCAGCTCGGCGTCGAGGACCCGCCAGCCCCTCTTGGCGCCACGGGGCGCCACCACCTTGAGGTCGCCGTCCCTGACGCTCCTGTAGAGCGTCCTCAGGGGCACGCGCGTCACCCTGGACGCCTCGGCGAGCGACCACGTGGCGAGCTCGCCGAGCCTCTCTCCCTGCACAGTTGCTGTTGTTGTCATTCCGTCTCCAATCCGTGTGTCTTGCGAGCGCCTGGGGCGCGCGGCCGGGTCAGGGAGGCCTCGGGGCCGAAAGGAGGTGCCCGCCGGCGCCAGTGATTGCCGGCGTCGCCCTTGCGGTCCGCCCCCGCGCTATGCGGGACGCGGTGCGGAGAGCCGGCCGCGCCTCCCGGGCGCTCGCGCTGGTTCGCTACATCTCGTACAGGTCCTCGACCTCGCACCCGACGGCCCTCGCGAGCGACGCAAGCGTCCCCAGGCTCGCCTGCGCGATGCCCTCGTCGGTCGTCCAGCGCCAGACGGAGGACTTGTCCACGCCGAGCCTCCTCGCGACCTCCTTCTGCCTCAGTCGCCTCTCGGCGAGCACGACCTTTAGCCTCGACCTCATCTCCCACCTCCAATCTTTGGTATCAGGAACTCAGGTTCTCGCAACATGCGGTATACTCCCTATGTAATAAGGAGGCGAGGGGAGGTGATCGCATGGCCAAGAACACGAAGCAGACCTCGCGCAAGGCGGCGAGCGCGGCGTCTAGGGTCCTGAGGGACGGCCGCACGGGCAAGGCGTCGAAGTCGGCGGCAGGGAGCGCCCTGTCCCAGACCCCGAGTCGGAGGAAGTAGGGACCCCGCCCCTGCCCGCGAGTGCCTGGTGCAGCCCGATCGCGAGCCCCTGCACCAGGTGCTCGTCCCCGTACAGGTCCGCGTACCCGAGCTGGTCGAGCAGCGCGTGCACCAGCTCGTGGAGGAAGACCTGCTCCCTCTTCTCGGCCGACAGGCCCGACGACAGCCGTATGAGCTGTCTCGCCGGTGACACCGACCCGTCCTCGCCGTCCATGTCGGCGGTCTCGACCGCGTATGCCAGACCGAGGACGCTCACGCTCCGTGGGACCTCGACCGCCATCAGCGGTCCCCCGCGATCCCGAAGTGCACGCAGGCCTCCTTCGCCTCCGCCACCCAGGCCTCGCGGGCGTGCGCCGCCACGAGCGCGTCGCACTCGTAGAGCGGTCCCCCGTAGCGCTCCCCGCGCGCGGAGTCCCACCCGTGCCCGGAGCGGTCCCCGGGCGTGTACATCCAAGGCGTGCCGTACTCCCGCACGCAGGGGTTGCCCTCCTCGTCCGTGGAGAGCGCAAAGTCGTGGCGCCCGTAGAGCTCGGGCATCTGGTTCTCGGTCATGTCTGGTTCCCTTCTTTCTGGTTTGTCTTTAGCTTTTGCGCATCAGGTATTCCGGCTCTCGTTGATAGAGTTTTGAGAGCTTGACCACTACCGTGCCGGGCGGGTCTACTTTCCCAAGCTCATACAGAAGGACTGAATGTGCGGATCGACCGATCCTCTTTCCAACCTCCTCAGCAGACATCCCAAACCGAATTCGTTCTGCCCTTAGGTTTCTTCTCACGTCATCACCTCCAGAATACCAATGTTTGTTGGTGTCTTACAGTTAGAGAATATATCTTTTTGTTGGTTCTCGCAAGCAAAATTTTGTGTAAATATCTACATATGTTGGTTTATACAAGGGAGATTGGTATGAAGTACCCCAACAAAATAAAGGCTGCTCGAACTCATGCGAAGCTTACTCAGGCTGATCTTGCCGAAATAGCCGGAATCACTGTCCAAGCCCTTCAAAATTACGAGTACGGCGCTAGGGACGTAAAATCGAGCATTCTTTCAAAGATTTCAGACGCCACGGGAAAGTCTATGACCTACTTACTTGGATTAGATGATGACCCGTCGTTTGCAGGAAATTTTGAAAGGGGAATCACGCATCGTATTCCAGTGCTTGGACGCATCGCCGCAGGCGAGGCGCGCGAGGCAATCCAGCAGGCCGACGAATGGCACGCCACTCGCGATGATCTGTGGCGCGGCCATGAGAGAGCGTTCTGGCTGGTCGTGGCGGGGAACTCCATGAACAGGCTTTTTCCGGAGGGTGCGTTGGTGCTTATAGACCCCGACATGGAGATCCGTGACGGGGACGTCGGAGCCGTTTTTGTCAACGGGGACGATGCGACGCTCAAGCGCGTGTTCTACGACGGCGACGCGGTAAGGCTTCATCCCGAAAGCTATGACTCCGAGTACAGGGATCGTACAATAGATCGCGCTGACCCAGACGCTCCCGAGTTTCGATCGATAGGACGCGCCATCAGCTATGCCGCGCCAGATGGATGGCGGGCGTAGCTAAACGGGGGAAATGATGGGACTGTTTAGACGTAACACCGAAAAGTCTTTGGAAAGAAGCATCGAGGAGACGCGAAGGGAAGTGGAAAGACGTCTTGAGAGTGAGATGTGGGCGGACGAGGACGCCAGGGAGATCGAACGCCAACGTACGGCGCCCGTGAGGGTGATGGCGCCCCTTAACCTAGACTTACCGGGCTTTCCTTTTAGTCCAGGGGTTTATGTAAGTGCGAACGTCTACCTGGACGACGGCGACCCAGAGCCACATAACATATGGTATGCGGACGCCAAAGCTCTCCAGGACATCGGAGCGCACATTGGAAGCCTCTCTGTTATGCTCGATAGAATCGCTCCTCTTGACAGGATACGTGCCGACCTCTCGAATACACACCCCATCACGGACGTCGCGTCATGGCTTCCCGAACACTACGCATGGGCGCGCATCAACCCACTAATGCCGACTGGCAGAACCCCGAAGTATGTGGCGACAATAGAATTCACCGCCGGACTCGAGAGACCCCGTCACATGACGCTTAGGCAGTTGGAGCAATTCAACGAGGTCCACCCGAGTCCAGAGCAGACTCTCGGAACCATCGACTACCTCTCAGACGGACGAATCGGAAAAGCCCATCTGAGCCTGTGGTGCAACGAGTCGCTCTATGTCGCGTGGTACAAGCTCGTCGCTGGCGAGCTCGTAGTGTCGAGTGTCACGAGAAATCACGATGAAATACAGAAGACTCTTTACCGAATCGAGTGAGCGGTGACGCAGAATGAAGGCACAGGACAGGCAAGACCGAGGGAACGGAGTGAGTATGGGACTGTTCGGACGCAAGAGCAATGACGGACCGAGAGCTGAGGTCAAGCAGGTAACCATTGACACGGGGTCACAGGAGGGAGCCGTTGAGCTCGTCAAGCTCCAAGAGGAAGGCTGGGAGATAGTCAGCCAACAGAAGCGGGGGGCTTTCGAGTGGAAGCCGGGACAGACCGATTTCGTACTCAAGAGGAACCACCCTAACTGACGTGACGGTCATCCTTCCTTCCCCAAGCAAGACGGGCAGTGAAACAAGGCCACATGGGACGCATAGCGATGCATGGGAAAGCCTCGTATCCCGGGATGGGACCAAGGGCATGACAAGGCGATGTTGGATATCGAGCGACAGGGGCCGTCCATGTCCATAACCCGCCGCAGGCTCGCCGACGGCACGTACGTGTATGACGTGCGCGAGTACGTCGGCTTCACGCTGGACGGCAGGCGCGACCGCAAGAGCGTCACCTGCCGCACGCTGCGCGCCGCCAAGGTCGAGCGGGCCAAGCTGGTCGCCCTCAGGGACTCCCGGCGCAACCGATCGGGACGCTGCACGTTCGGCGACTACGTGGACAGGTGGTGGTGGCCGACGACGGCCGGCCTCGCCGCGTCCACGCGGGACACCTACGAGAGGGAGCTGCGCCTCAGGCTGCGCCCGGCGTTCGAGGCCGTGGACGTGCGCGACGTGACGCGCCCGATGGTGCAGAGGATGGTGGACGGCTGCGCGACGCGCAAGGTGGCGCAGAAGGCCCTGGGCGTGCTGGGCACGGTCATGAGGCAGGCGATGGGAGACGGCCTGGTGGCGTCCAACGTGGCCGCCGCGCGCTACTCGCTGCCGCCCGAGGGGAGGAGGCGCGACAACGGCGTCGTGCTGACCACCTTCGACGCCATGGCCCCACTCGTCTCGGCCCTGCGCGGGCACGCGGCGGCCGACGGCGGGTTCTGCCTCGCGTTGGGGCTGCTGGGGCTCCTCATGGGCCTTCGCCCCGAGGAGCGCTACGGCCTGGACTGGGCCGACGTGGACCTCGGTGCCGCCACCTGCCGCGTGAGGCGGGCGTACCTCATGGTCTCGCGAGGCGAGGGCACCCATGACCTCAAGGAGCCGAAGACGGCCCACTCCCTTCGCGACGTGCCGGTGTCGCCCGACGTGGCCGACGCGCTCATGGCGCTGCCAGGACCGCGCGACGGCCCCGTGCTCGTGGGCGCTGACGGCGGCAGGGTCTCGCCGTCGACCGCCCGCCACAGGTGGGACCGCTTCCTCGCGTGGTGCGACGCGGGCGGGCTTGACGTCCCCCATGTCACGGTCGAGAACTGCCGGCACAGCTTCGCCACGTCGTACCTCCACGCGGGCGGCAGGGTGGAGGACCTGTCCCGCATCCTGGGGCACTCGGACATCGTCACGACGTACCGGCGCTACGTCAGGCCGGACGCCACGGACGCGGCGAGGGGCGTCTCGGACATCGTGCCGAGGGTCTAG